TTTGAAGAAGAAGATACTCTTCTTGAAGGAACACGTATTTTAGGTGTTGATTTAGATATTAGTGTAGAAGAAAACACTACTAAAAATCCATTAAGTAGGTCCCAACAACCTAAAATTAATCCAACAAGTAATGAAGTACTTACTAGTGATGGATTACCTATTTATCGTCATACTAAAGTTGTAAAACGAGGTAAAGGAACTTATAATTTCTTAGCACATGATGTAGATGGAGTTGTAAATACTTCTGAAGTATCAAGTATAGAAGAGAATGAAATGGCAAATTCATAATTAATTAATTAATTAATATAGATAGTGGGTGAAATATTCCCACTATCTTTTTATTCCTATAAAAATATGTTAAAAAAAGAATTAGAATTAGAAAATCAAGATTTAAAAGATAAATATAATAATTTAAAGAATGCTATAAGAATAGGTATTAGAGATGTTATTGATAATACTTGTGAAGAGAGTCATGCAATTATTGAAGAATTTTGTGAAACAATAAACATACCTATGCCTAAAATAAAATATACTTTAGAAATAGAAATGCCATATGATCAAATGTTGAAAAATCAAGATTTGTATTTAGAAAATTTAAATACTCTTGAGGATAGAATAGTTGATTATAAAATAATAAAAACTGAACTATGTTAAAAAAAGAATTGGAAATTAAATTGAAAGATGCTCATAAAGAGATAAAAGAATTAAAGACTAAATTAAAAATTAAAAATGATACTATTGATAATTTAAATATAAGAGAAGAAAATTTAAATTCACAAGTAGATAATTATATAAAATTATGTTTAGATATTGAAAAAATTACAAAAGATTTTTCCTTATTTTTTAATATAGATATTAAATCAAAAATAAATAAACGTTTTAAAGTATTTTATAATAAAATACATAATGGTTAATATTTGGAATTTATCTGATATTTTAAATAATATAGAATTTAAGGATTCTTTTACTTTATTAAAAGTTAATGAAGAAGAGTTGATAAAACCATTATTAAAAGAAAATAAAGTAGAATATAGTTTTTTAATGGCTAAGACTAATTATATTACTAAAATGATATTTTTTAAAGCATTTGGAATGATTAACGTAATAATCGAAAATCCAAAAGCTACAGATGATATACTTAGTAACCAATAATTTAGAATTATTTAAAAGACCTTCCAATTCTGGAATATATTTATGCTTAGTGGAAGATAGTTTAAAATATTTAAACACATTATCTATTATAGGAGCAGATACTGAAACAACAGGTATGGATGAACATACTTGTAAATTATTATGTTTACAATTAGGAGATAGAAAAAATCAATATGTTATAGATACTCAATCTGTTAATATACAAAAGTATAAAGACTTATTAATGAATAAATCTAAAACATTTATATGGCAGAATGCTGCATTTGATTTAAGATTCTTATTTAAACATAAATTATACACTCCAAATATTTATGATACTTATTTAGCAGAAAGTGCAATAACTAGAGGATTATTACCTGGAACTGTTAGAAAAGGATTAGATGCCTTAGTATATAGATATTGTAAAATGCAATTAGATAAAACTATTAGGGGGAACATTCATAGAGAAGGGTTATCTGATAGAGTAATAAGATATGCAGCAGATGATGTTAAATATCTTGAAGATGTAATGATTGGTCAAAAGACACAAATTGATAAGCTAAATCTTGAAAGATATGTAAGTCTTGAAAATCAATTTGTATTACCTTTAGCTTATACTATGCATTGTGGTTTTTATTTAGATAGAGAACAATGGACTCTTAAAGCTAAAGAAGATAAGCAAGCTCTAAATAATGTAATAAATGAATTAGATCAATATGTATTAGATAACTATTCTTCTAGTAAATTTATTGATCATCAATTAGATTTATTTGGGAATGGAATTAAATGTAAGGTTTTATGGAGTTCTTCTAAACAAGTTATAGAACTATTTCAATTTTTAGAAATAGATGTAACTATTATTGAAAAAGGTAAAAAGAAACAATCTGTAGATCAAAAACATTTAAACAAGATAAAAGACAAGCATTCTATTATTCCTATATATTTAAAATATAGTAAGAAAGCTAAACAGGTATCTACTTATGGATTAGATTTTATCAGATTTATTAATTCTGATACAAATAGAGTACATACTACTTATAATCAAATATTAAATACGGGTAGAATTTCATCTGGTAAAAGTGATAAACAGAATCCACGTAATGATAGGCCAAACCTTCAAAATATTCCCAGTGATTCAAGACATAGAAGTTGTTTTAAAGCTATGCCAGGAAATACATTAGAAGTAGGGGATTATACTGGACAAGAGCAGATTGTATTAGCCAATAAATCTATGGAACCTAATTTATTAGAGTTTTATGATAATGATTTAGGGGATATGCATTCATTTATAGCATCTAAAATATTTCCAGAACTTAACAATGTGCCCTTAAAAGAAATAAAAGAAAAACATTCTGATCTTAGACAAATTGCTAAAATAGCTGGCTTTTCTATTAATTATGGTGGTACAGGATATACTATTGCAAATAACCAAGGAATAGATAGAGAATTAGCTGATAAAGTATATGAAGATTATTTTAAATCATTCTCAAAATTAAGAGTATATTTTAGAGATGTACAAAAAGCTGCTTTATCAAATGGTTATATACTTACTAATGAACTCAGTAATAGTAAAACATTCTTAGCTACAATTGATCATTATAAAACTTTAGAATCTAAAATTAATGAATTAGGTTTCTGGGATTTATATAGATTAGAGAAAGCTAAAAAATCAGACTATTTTAAACATGAATTATATCCTGTTGTTAGAGAATATTTTATGATTAGAGGTAAAATTGAGAGAGATGCTCTTAATTTTCCTATACAGGGAACAAGTGCTGAAATTACTAAACTAGCTGCAATTAAATTTTTTAATTATTTAATTGAGAATAATTTATTATATACTGTATTATTTTGTAATATGGTACATGATGAAATAGTTATAGAATATCCCAATGAATTAAAAGATAAATTAAATAATAAACTTAAATATTATATGGAAGAAGCTGGATCAGTATTTTGTAAAAGAGTTCCTTTAAAAGCCGAACCTAAATTAACTTTAGTATGGGATCATTAAAAAAAGGAGATAAAGTTACAATTGTTAATTTAGATAGTTATAATTTAAATAAAGTTAAGGATAAACCACCTTTTACTGCTATTATAAATGAGAATATAGATGATTTTGAATATTGGGTAATATCTGATGTTACAAAGAATTTTTATGCACTTTATAAGCATTCAATAGTTAAAAACATATAAATTCTGAAAATACACAAAAATAACAGATAATGAAAGCAAATGAAATAAAAGAAAAGATACAACTAGAAGCAGCAGATAGATGGGTAAACTCTAATTATAAAGGAACTTTTGAATTAGCTACTGGTGTAGGTAAAACATTTGCTGCATTACAATGTATATTAAAAATACCTAAACAATTAACTGTATTAATACTAGCAGAAGTAACTGATCGTGAAGAAACTATTAGAACTGATATTAAGAAATTTGATTTAATATATGGAACTAAATTATTAAAAGATTATAAAATAGAATTTGCTTGTTATCAATCAGCATATAAATGGAAAAGTAAACAATTTGATTTAGTTATAGCTGATGAAATTCATGATAGTTTAACTAAACAGTATTATAAATTCTATTTAAATAATGAATATGATATGTTAGTTGGATTATCAGCTACTATTAATAAGAAAGGATTAATAGATAAAGATGATGAAGAAAATCCAGAACTTACTAAAGGAGATTTATTAGATAGTATAGCTCCTATTATTTATACTATTAATCAAGATGAAGCTATTGAATTAGGGTTAATATCTGATTATGAAATACTTATTTATTACCATCAATTAGATAGTAGTACAAAAAATATTAAAGCTGGTACTAAAGCTAAACCTTTTATGACTACTGAATTAGCTACTTATGATTATTATGATAAAGCGTTTAAAAAATCTTTATTTTTACCTGAAGGTAAATATAAGACATTTGCTATTCGTAATGCTAGCAGTAAAAGAGCTAAAGTATTATACGATGCTCCTTCTAAAAAACCAGTTGTTAAAAGCATATTAAAAGCTAATAAAAAGTTTAAATTTATTATCTTTGGTAATTCTTTAGATGCTTTACATGATATAACTCCTAATACTGTATCTTCCAGAAATACAGATGAAGAAAATGAATTAATTAAGCAAAAGTTTGCTAAAGGAAAAATTCAAGAAATAGCTAGTTTTAAAAAACTAAAACAAGGAGCTAATTTACCTGCTGTTAATATAGCTATTTTACATTCTTATTACTCTGTAGACATAGATTATGTACAAAGAGTAGGTAGAATACTTAGAGTTGATAAAAGTGGCTATAATGCAGTTATATTGTTTGCTACATTGAGTACTCAAGAAATGAAATGGCTAGATACTATGACTAAGAATATTAGTAAACCTATTATTCCATTTCATAAATTATCAGATCTAGAAAAATATTTAAAAACAAAATAATTTAAAGTTATTTTTAATATATTAAGAAAAAAAGCAAATTGAAATTCCTGATCCAGTTGTTTTAGCTCCTGTTTTTTATGGTACTTCTAAATATTATCTCATTGTCACAGCTTGGGATCTTGAAGCAGAAGATGAACTTGTTCTTAATGAAAAATTAAATTAAAAATGTTAATAACAGTTGAAACACTTAAAAAATACCTTATAACTCCAGATGAATTATTTGTATTGTATCACTTACACACAAATCAATATAAGATAATCTCTGAAATATTTAACCAAGGTGAAATAGATCTAATTCTACATAACTTAGAAGTGGCTTTATTTCTAAAGAAACAAGGAACAATAATAACTCTCCGTCAAAAAGCATTAGATATGTTTAAAACTAATACTAATGATGGAGAGTTTATTACTAAATATAGAGATTTATTTGATAAAAAAAATATTAATGGAGTAATAGCTAAAAAAGGTAGTGAAAAAGCATGTATTGAAAAGATGCATAAATTCATGAAAGAATATCCTCAATATACAGAGGAAATGATTTTAAAAGCTGCTCAATTATATATTGAATCTGAAGCACACAATAATAATTACAAATATCTTCAAAGAGCTGATTATATAATTAGTAAACAAGATAATGATAAAACTAAAAGTAGTAGATTAGCTATATATTGTGAAGAAGTATTAGATGGTGTAGAACCTGAAAGCTCTTCAGTAGATATATTTACAACAAATGCATAATGAGTATATTTAAAACAGTAGTAGAACAAATTACTAATAATAAATTAAGGAGAGAAGATGGTAAGATTATAGCTATTCCTTTTCCTTTTCCTAGATTTAGTGAGTATGTTCCAGGAATACAAAAAGAAAGATATATATTAATTACTGCTAATGCTAAAGTAGGTAAAAGTAAAATTACTGATTTTATAATGGTATATTCTCCAGTAGATTATATATTATCAAATCCTACTTGTGGAGCAGATATAAAAATAGATTATTTTACTCTTGAAATGAGTAAAGAATCTAAAATTAAGCAATACGTAGCACATAATTTATATTTAGAACATAATATCCGATTGGGTGAAGAAGAAATAGACAGCATATTTGACAGATACATCCTTGAAGACCATATTCTAAGAAAAATAGAAGCATTAGAACCTAAAGTTGAGAAATTTGAATCTAAGGTAAATTTCATAGATAATACTAGAAATCCCTTTGGTATATATAAACATGTAAGGGATTGGCATGAAAAGAATGGTATTTATTTAGATAAAGATTTAAGAGAAATTCCTTTATCTCAAATTAAAAATACTGATTCTACTATTGCTTCTCAAGCTACATTTGCTATATTTAAATATGAACCTAATGATCCCAATTTATTTTATGAAGTAGTAGTGGATCACATAGGATTAGCAACTCCTGAAAAAGGAGATGATGTTAAAAAAACTATAGAGAAATTAAGTTCAAAATATGCTATACGTATGAGAGATAGGTGGAAAGCTATTGTAGTATATGTACAACAACAAGCAGCAGCTACAGAAAGTGTAGAAAATATGAAAATGTCTGCTACTAAACCTACTCCAGCAGGATTAGGAGAAAGTAAATTACCACAAAGGGATTGTGATATAATGTTAGGCTTATATGCTCCTGTAAGATATAAAATTAAAGAGTATATGGGATATAATATAGCATTACAAGCTCATGCTAATACTCCATTATTAGATAATCATAGAGAATTAGAAACATTAATAAACCGTAGGGGTGGTGGAATGATTTCTACTCAATTATATTTTGATGGAGCAGTAAATTATTTTAAAGAATTGCCCAAACCTGATGATACTATAGGTATGGCTAAATTAAATACATTGTTAAACATAACAAGAACAAGAATAAGAAACGATTAAATGGCAAAAAGTGCATTAATAATTGGGCCTAGTGGTTCGGGTAAAACTCGATCTACTAAAAATCTAGACCCAAAATCAACATTTTTTATAAATACACAAAATAAAGATTTACCCTATAGAAGTAAAGACTATAAAAAAATCGTGTTAGGCTCACCTCCTGCTAAAATTACAGATCAAGCATTATTAGATAGTTTAAAGGAGAAGTTAGAGGGAGTAAATATGGTTTCTACTGATGATGCTAGACTAGTTTTAGCTATTGGAGATCATATTTCTCAAAATATGCCTCATATTAAAGTATTGTTAATTGATGATTGGCAATATGGAGCATCTAATGAATATATGAGAAGATCTCATGAAAAGAATTATGATAAATTTGTAAAAATAGGTAAGGATATGTGGTCATTGGCTAATATGCCATCTGGATTACGTGAAGATTTAATTATCTATTTTATTATCCATGATCAAGAAGTTGCTGATGGAGAAGGAGTAAAATCCGTTAAGGCTAAAACAATAGGTAAACTTATTGATAATGTAGTTACATTAGAAGGAATGTTCACTACTGTATTATATACAGGAGTAGAACTTGACAAAGAAAAAAGACCTAAATATTATATATATACTGAAAATAATGGAGTAAATACTTGTAAAACTCCAGAAGAAATGTTTTCAGAACCCAAAATACCCAATGATCTTTCAATAGTCACTAAGGCTATTACAGATTATTATTACATGAATGAAGAATCTAATAAATAAATAATAAAATGGAAAATACAGAACACAATTTTGATTCAGAATCTAATGATATGACTGCTGAAACAGTAACTCAAGAATCACCAACTACTAAAACTCAAGTATCTATTGCAGAGATTAAAAATCTTTTAGAAAGAGGATTTACTCGTACTAAAACAGCAAAAGCATATAATCCTGAAATAGGTAGTATTGAAGAATATTATGATTTAAATCCTAGTCAAGTAACTCTTATGTTTAAAACCCCCGATTTAAAAGGATTGAAAACTAAAAAAATAGTAAATCCTGAATTTGAATCAGTAGATTAATTAATAATAAAAATAAAAATAAATGGCAGTACAAGGAAGTAGTAATGAAGGATCAGGAAGTAAAACATTGTTTACAGGTCTTGAAAACTTCAGAATAGTAGCAGTTAATCCTCCTACAGCAGAAGCTTATAAACAATATGGATTTAATTTTGATAAAGATCCAGAATATCTTACTAATGAAAAAGATTCAGAAAATAATGATGCTCCATATATTCAATTGAGAGTAGATTTTATTCTGGATAATGTACCAGAAGAAGGGGAAGTACATATTATTACACCAGCTTCTTATTATATAGATAACAGAAAAGTAGTTTCATCTACTGGTAAAACTAAATATTGTAATAAATTTGGACAATTTGCATATCTTGAAAATCTCGAAAATATTCCAGAGAATATGACTTGGTTTTCTTTGGATAATGCTAGACCAGCATTTAGAGGAGAAGAA